GACTTGTATATATTTTCCCATGATTATACCTCAGTTTCCATTTGTTCTTGGATTTGCTCGTCTGTTAGGTCGTCGCCCGCTGGGACTTCGACTGGTTGTATTGGTTGTGTTTCCATTATTTACCTCCCGTTAAATGATTAGTTATGTCTTCCCCGATTGTCTCTAACCTATCAAATCGCTTTGTAACGTACTTTTGCCACTTCTCGGTTGCAATTTCCTGTCTTTCAATTGCCTCGGTTTGCTTATCGCCAGCCGCTGCTAGCTTTTGAATTGAAGCTGCTAGTAGGGCGTTACTGACCCCGACGTCCTTGAGTGTGCCATTATTCTGCTTGAATAGAACTTTGAGTAGCCACACCATCGCGCCACATACCGTGGCCACGATTCCTAGTGCTGCTAGTGATACTGCGTCATCCATTGATTACCTCCGTACATTTTACTAGTCATATAATAACATATGTACATCGTTGTTGGACTATCGTTTTAAGATTTTGCAGTTTTTTTAGTGCTTGCGGTATCGCTAAAGCCTAGCTCATCCGATTCTTTGGTCATTGCAAGTGGGTCAATGTCCGCAACTTGTGCATTATCTGCGATTGTCACGTCTTTTTTGACGGTTTTACGACTGTTAGGATCAAATATTCCAAGGTAAGCTTTATCAACAAACTTTGACATCTCGATTACTGACAATAATGTTGTGCCAGTATGCGCGCCTTGTAACTGTGCGTAGTGCTTCCACATACGGCTAAGTGCAACATAGGCTTGCCAACCTGGAATAGTAATCGTTTGTCCTGACTTAAGTATCTTCGCCTCACGTTCCGCATGATAAACGCGTCGAGTGCTTTTATCTGGTTGCTCAATACGTTCTTTTTTGGGGTCGGCAAATACCCAACCGGTGTCAACGTCCATAAAGTTCTTGATTGTTACAAGGTCCGATCCACTGAAGTGGTCATCTAGGTACTCACGCATAGTCTTTGCGCTACTGACTACGCCAGTAGAGTCTTTAATTAAATCCTCTGGGTTCAAATCTGCTGGTTTGTTATCCATAATATATACTCCTAATCTAGCTGCCCATCGTAGTAATCTACAATGTCGGCTGCTGTTGTACCCGGTCTAAAGATCGGACGTTTATTATTTGATTGTGATTGATCGCCACGACCACCACCGGCAATGTTGCGGCTGACCTGCTTGCGCTCTGTGTCACCCTTGGCTTGCTTTGGTGCGTATAAATCGGGATGCTCTGCCTTGAATAACTTTCCAGCCACATAGACTGATACATCATCACCCTTGGCGCGTAATTCATCACGGTATACAAGAATCTCATTGGCGCGCATAACTCCGGGGTCGGCGTCAAACTCTGGCGTACCCTGCTTGGCGGCAATCTTTGGTACTACCCCTTCGGCCTGTAACTTGTCAACATCGGCCACCACGCGGCGTGATTCGGCTTGAGTTGCGGTTACTTGCTGGCGGCTCTGCACTTCCGTTTGGATTCGCTCATACATCTTCTCTGCCTTATATGACTGCGCGCTCATATCAGTGTTAAACTGTGCTTCGGCTCTGGCGTTGATAAACTCAAAATCTGACGGTATCTGCGCCGGGGTCTTAACCTCAAGCACTGTACCATCTTTACTCTGCACTTTAACATACGGCAATTGATCATATATCACGCGCTGTGCGGGATTCATGTCACGCCATACATTATCTGGCAACTCTTCTGGTCGTTGCACATCTTTTGGCTTGTCATCTTCGGGCTTCTTATCGTCCTCTTTCTTAGAGAGTCCACGCTTCTCAATCTCGGCTAGTAGCTGTTCATCCGTAAGTTCCGGTGTTTTCTGATTTTCTTCTCCATCGTTCGTTGAGCCTTCATTATCGCTCGGTTTGCCATCCGTTTCTTCTTCACCTTCTTGATTGGTTTTCTGCTTATTAACATCGCTTTTACCGTCCTTCGCGGTATCATCACTGTTATTATTTATAGGGTTATCTTCACCCTGCCGTTGGTTCGGATTGGGGTCGCCACCATCTCCATCACCAGCCTCAATCTCGTCGAAACGATTCTCTGCTATTGTCTGCAAGTCCATTCCCATCTCCTTTAGATTGCCCATTAAATGATATGTAGCTCTATCATACTAAACGCTATTGTTTTTTGCAACTAAAAAGTACCACCGAAGTGGAAACGGTGGTACATAGGCGGCGGCGTGGGAATAAAAACTGCCCCGCAATGCGATTATACTATACTTGGTTGTTGTCGCTGCTGCCGCCAAACAGACTGCCCAATACTCCCGCCGTTGGTACTGCTGCGGCAACGGGCAAGTATTTATTTATCTTTCCCATTATGCCTGCTCTATCGCCGCCTGACTTTATATCGTTAAATATATTATCCATGAGTGCTTTTTTTGATGATAGTTGGTAGCCATGCGCTGAATGTGGTATTGATCCGGTCATTACTACATCGCTATTAGTTATGGGCGCGTTTAATTCTCCCCATCCGTTTTCTGGTATACCTGATAAAAACTCGTCATCCCATGCAATGTCGCGCAATGCTTGGCGGTTTGATGGTATCTTTTTGCCGCCAAACTCACCAATGAATAGTTTGTTTTGTGCGTCTACCGGTGACATTCCCTTAAATGGAATCCATGCGGTATCTGTTGGTGAAAATGCCTTTTGTCCGCTTGTGTTCATTAAGTCCGGATCAAGCGCGGTTAGGTGTACGCCTGATTTTTCGTTTACCATACCAAATCCCATTGGTGCATTGTCTAGTGTTGTTAGTGCTATATTTTGGTAGTCGGGTAGCGTGCGTGCTGCGGTACGCGCTATATTTTCGGATCTGAACAACCCCGGTGAACTATTTAATATATTGCGTGCCACATCATCGCTGCCGGATAGTATATTGTCCGCTATCGCATTTACTGTGCTATCCCTTAACTCATTAGCACCTAGCTTAACGCCATACTTTACTGAATGTTTAGCCGCGTCATCGCCTATGCTTGCCAATAGGTTTGTCAAGATACTCATAAGCTACATCCCCGGCAATAGGCTACTCAACACTGGGGCCGGTGCTGCGCCTGCCATTGGATTCATCGGTGCGCCTGCGTCTGGTGCTGGTGGCATAGGTGGCATACCCGGTGCGCCCATCGGCATACCCGGCATTGGTGCGGGTGCTGGCGGCATTGGTGGCTCTGGTGTAACCGGTACGTTTGGATCAAGTAGCATACCATTTGCATTGGCTTCTTCGAGTTTAGCGCGCTGTGATAGGCCAATAACTGCGTCCTCAATGTATCCAATAAGCTTCTTCTGTAGCTCTGGTTTGGCGTACAGGAATCTATCAGTTAATAGCAATTCACGCATGGCTAGAATGTAGCTTGGCTCAATGTCTCTACGTGGCTCGGCTTCTTGGCCATTCATTATAATGGTAAAGTCAACATAGGCATCACGGTTCTGCACTTCGCTCTTAACATCTGATACTAAACTATCAGGTGCCATCTTGAACTTAACCAATGCTTCGTATCGTTTGTCGGCGTCTTTCAGTCCAAGGTCTTTGAATAGGTTGTACGGGTCCACTAGCCCCATCTTCGCAAGTCCCATGGATACGTTCTCGCGTCGCTCTTTGTCCTGCTTCAATATGCTTCCTTGTGACACGGTAATGTTGGCTACGTCCGGCATATTCTCGCGTGATAATTCCACATACATAAACGTACCATCGTTATCGCGGGTCGCAAATGACTTCTTCTTGTCGTAATACACCTTCATCATCTGCACTAGCAGTCTAAAGTAGCGGTCTAGTGCGTACTCAATACAACGTATAATTTCATCCTGTCTACCGCTGGCCTGTGATTGCATCATTTTGGCTTCACCAAGAGTACCAACCTCACGTTTACTATCATCGCCGCGGAACTGTGACGGTGTGCCTAGGATGTTGTGTATGCTGTTCTTAATATCTTGCTTGTCTTGGATCACATAGTTAGGTAACAGGTGCGGTGCGATCTCACCATATGCGCTAGCAAGTGGCATTTCGCCAGGGGTGTCAAGCATAAGTATTTGGTTGGGGTCACGAGTAATGTTGCCCGCATCCTCGTCGGGGATTGAGCCAGTCTTTAATACCAACAGGCTGTTGGCGGTGTCGGCGTTCTCTATGATCTGACGACCACGTTTGTTGAGTACGTCCTGCAATGGTATGGCCTGCTCGATCGGGCTGGTCTGGTCAATCAAGTGGCTGCCGTCATTGATATAGTTGAATAGTACGTATGGTTTGGTCGGTCTATCAATAAAGTTGCGGATAGCCACGCCATCTCTATCATATAGATAGTTCGGGTTGCGCTTCTTGTCTAGGATCGTATCGCCTATATACCATGCAACACACTCATCTTCGCCATCTTCACCAGATGGATCGGTAAACCATACTTCATTGTAGGCTACAATCTGGCCAAGTAGCTTCGGCGTCTTACGCTGGCGTCCTAATGCTTCGAGTATCTTCGATTCTCTATCGGGAAATCGTTTTACAAGTGCGGCCACGCTATCGGTGCATATCTCGCAAATGAACCTCGGCTCCTCATCAAGCAAGCAATCTTTGTCTAATATCAAACGTGCTGGATCAATAGCAATTGGTACAATATCATCAAGAATCGGATCATACTTGAGCTTTATTACACCAACACGCTTCAAATACATGTTCTTCACGGATGCGCCAACACGTTTGGCAAGCTGCCAACGTTGGTTATGGATATTAACTGCATTCTCCAAGTCCTCGGCCATCACCTTGCTTTGTGGGGTGTCATCTTCTGGCGTAACTTCACATGATGGATCACGGCCGGTGACATAGGCTAGGATGGATTGTGTACCAACGTATATTTGATTATCAACAAACGGCACCTGATAGGCGTATAGCTTCGACTTATCTATCTGTTTTCCAAGATAATAGCGTTCGTTCTTATTACGTGCTGCGGCTAGGTCATAGCCTGCCTTGTCGTCCCAATAGCTTTGGCTATCCTGTACCCAACGCTTAAAGTTCATAATCAACTCGCGGTCATCAGTATCGATAGATAGAATTGGTAGTTCGTCAATGATACCAGTATCAACTGTAATGTCATCTACTGTGCTATCGCTGTAATATTTTTGGTCATCACCCATAAAATCAACCTTTCTTAAATCTAATATATCACACTATCAATACCACACCTCTATCGTTATAATGTTTTCCAATCGCTTTTGGGCTTATTGGCGTTCTTTATCATTGTAGCAAGATCAGTACCTAGTTGCTCGCGTGTCACTGGCTTGCCGGCAACATAGCTCTTGCGCTTCTGACTGACTAATTGGCTAGCATTATACAACTTGCCACGTAATTTCTTGGCGGTCATGACGGTGTAGAAGTAAGCGTCTAGGGCGTGGTCTTCGCTATTGCTGTCAATCTCTTCGCCACCGCTGTCCTTGGCATATACAATAGTTGGCAATGTATCAATCAGATATTCGCAAGTACGGTGTATCTGCACGGCTGCTTTACCATCGGTCGCTTCGGCTAACATATCGTGAAAAGTATTTATGCTGGCCTTCTTGAGTTCTTTGTTTAACTTATCAGCCTTAACTATCTTTGGGCGTATGTCAGCTGGTAGTTCATCTAGCTTCTTCTTGATAATGTCGGCAATTGGATCAGTACCGCCTAAGTGGCTATAGGCATCGTGTGGCAATGCTAAAACATCCACTGGATCACGTGACAAGTCATCATAGATTCGCTGCGCCCACCACTTCGGGTGTTTGTGGTTGTCATGTATCTCACGGTAGATAAATGCTCGCTCTTCTTTCTCGGTGATATCATCAAACATTGCTTTGAGTAGCACACACTCATCGTTGTAGCCCCAGTCCATACCCATAATCTTGAATGAACCATTAAAATGATCGTGACTTATATCCCAGTCGGCAAACTTATCAAATACATGTAGTGACTTTCTGAACTCTTGGAATACTGCGCCAAACTGTATATCCCAATCACCAAAACGCCATGCGCGGTATAGCTCAGGGTCGCTATGCTTTAAGCTCTCAAGCTGGTTGATATAGTCCGGGTCGCCCGCAAGCAATATCGGGTTGCTGTCAATCGTGGCTGGTACATAGGCACGGCGTATACCTGTCTCGCGTTCAATGATTGTCTGCCAATGAGTCTCATGCGGATTGCCATAGTCATCTAGCCATTTGTACGTATGCTTGATTACACGGCATTTGGTGCGGTCTGGCGTCACGAAACGCTTCTTTACCCATGCCATTCCCACGCCACCAGGGTTTGTAGTGTTGAATACTTGTGGGAATAAATCAGAGTATTTACTACGCGCCGAACTGATTAACTTCTCGTACATGTTTTCACGAGGGATCTGAGTCAACTCTTCAATGTTAATCCGGCAATACTCATGCCCTTGGTACTTGGTGTATGCTTCATCGTCGTTTAAGTGACCTCCTAGTATACGTCCAGTGCCTTTACCAGATAGAATCATTGGGTGACGGCGTAACTTCATGCCAAAACATCTGAATGCTTGTCCCGCTCGATCTTCAAAGTCTGATAGATCCTCTGCGTTACGCCTGATCACTAACTGCTTGGCTCTTGGATCTGGGGCGCGTCTACCTAGTATTGCAATGCTGGCATCTGTCTTGCCTGGTCCACGCGCTCCACCAAATAGAATCTCTCGATAGCGGCGGTCTTGGGATAATGCAACGGCTAACTGCTGAGGACCTGGCATAGGTACCCAATAGCCAGCATCACGTAAGGCTTTAGCCTCGTTCGCCGCTAGTGTCTTTTTCTTCATCTGGTATCTCTGCGAAATTATCGGGCAACGCTGGTATAATAAATCCTTTTAACAGTGGGATAGTCTTCTCATCAATATCTAATCCTATATCCTGCCTAGCTTTACCCTCGGTTCGATCTGTAATCTCTTTAGTCTCGTCAAGTGAATCTTTATCATCGCGCTCTGCTCGTTCAATACGCAATAATGCAATACGCTGGAATGAGGTGGTAGGCTTAAACTCTGCGCGCTCAACATCACTCATGCGGCCTAGCTTGTTATACCAATACGATATTGAGGTATCTTTGCTCCATCTTCCATCGCTGCGGTTATCTGGATTGTCACCAAACCCGCCTATGCCGTCCGGGTTCGGTGTGCTGCCAGGCTGCCACTTCCCGCTGTCGTCGCGCTCTACTATGCTTTCTTGCTTCGTAGCACGTTCTGATTTGTCAACCTTTGCCATATTAACCTCCCTATGATTTGCTTTCTACATTCAATATAACATCATTAGAAATTTGCCGGGCTTCCTGACTATTATACACCTGTGTTAATAAACAAACAACCGCTCTCGCAAGGCGGTCGTTTATTCACATAAATATCTCATTTACTATTATACAACAGAACATTATTTCTTGTAAACTGCAGTTGCAAGTAATGATTTAACAGGGGTAAATCCTTGCGTGATAGTCTGGCTGTGGCTACACCACCAATACGCTGCTGCGGCTAGTTCATCGCTCATCTGGTTGATCCTTTGCTTTGGTTAGCTCGTCAAGATATTCGCTGTAAGGTATCACCTTGTCTAGTGCTACCTCAAAGCCCAGTTCTGCCTGTCCGCCAGTGCCATCTTGGTTGATTACGTACAACACTCTCGCCCTCCTTGCTGTGTCCAAACGTGCTACCCGCTCCCGCTCGGCTACTTCCGTGTTCGGGGTGTAGTTGGCGGTTATGTAGGGCTCTACGACAGAGTCGTAAATGTCGCCCCAGTATCTCAGGTCACCTGCTTCTTCCACGCCGTAGTAGTTCCACATGCTGTCAACGAATCGTTCGCGCTCACTCTGGTTAGGCTGGGTCATTTGGTTGCCTCTTGGTTATCTCAATACGGATTACTCTGCCCATATCCTGCATTGACATCATGCTTGATAATCTCACGCCAGCTTGGGCGACTATCTTTGCCCGTACTGCCTCAAGCTCTTCATTCATCTTCTCTTGGTACTTCTTCATAATCTTGAGTGTTTCTTCTTTCGTTTGCTCCTCCACATATTTCAGGAACTCTCTAGTCATTGGGTCACTAGATACCGACTGTATACTCATACTATTTCACCTCCTTTAATTTGTTAGGCTGGGTCATTTGGTGACTCCCATCTCTTTAAGCCTTGCCCTGACAGGTCGGACTTTAGCAAGGTTCTTCTGGCATATCATAGATACATTGCCGTTCAACAAATAGCCTTTTTCCTCTTTGAACTTGATTATCTGGTCAACGGCTCGCTGGATAGCCTTTTCCTCTCTAGCTTCCTGTTCATCTTGTTTAATATCACGGTAGAAGTTATTCATACTATTTCACCTCCTTTAATTTTGCTTGCTCGGCTTCGATAGCTGAGAGTGGTACAACCCTCATACGCTCTACACTTCCATCGGAATAGCGAACAGTACAAGGTAAGCCATCTGAACGCCTCTCCAGCCTATCCAGCACTTCCTCTACCTGCTTATTGTGCCAGGCGAGGATAGTTTGCTTAACTCTATTGACTGCGGCACTGGGACTCCCATAAACATTAGAGCCTGTTACGCTATTCTCGGCGGATACTAATAGTGACAACTCTTCAATTCGCTCTAGTATCACATCTAGCTCCTGTTCATTCGTAGGGTTATCGTTTGACATACTATGCCCTGATCCATCGCTGCCATAGTGCGTGGCGATTTATCTGTAGCGGGTGTATCGACTGATATCGTTGCCATTGGTGATACATCATATCAATCATGCCATCATTGGTAAGATCTTCTAGTTTCTCTTCAATATTATTATCCTGCATCTCTTTCCTTTCTTTTATTACAATTCCTATCGCGTAACCTATCGCGTAAAGTATGGCAATTTTCAATATAACTTCCATCATTTGCTCCATTCTACCGCCCATTGTGGGCGGTGTATTCGTTTTGTTCTTCGTATTTATCAACATTATGGCTAAACTCTGGGTCAAGGCTTGCGCTGATTGTCTGGTTGATTGTGATCCGTGGCTGGCCATCGTACTTGCTGATTGATACCTTGCGGCGGGTCAAGCCATGGATGATCTTAATTTGCGGGCGGGTTTTCCAGTCATCGGTGCTGTTGACGATCTGGCCGTTGTCGAGTTCCCATAGGTAGCTGTACCGGTTGCCGTCCACGCGTCCGGCCTTGACGATCGTGCGCACTTCCGCGACTTTCTCCGCTTCGCCGCGCTTCCAGTCGTTGTAGTTCCACCGGTTAAACCCGCGCCCTTCAAAGTCTTTGCGCTCGGCGTCCGTCATGTCATCCCACGCTTGGTACTCGTAGATCTTGACGGTTGATCCAACCGCTAGGTCGTTACAGTCAAACCGGCTCCAACCGTTCGTGCCTTCAACGGTAACAAACTGGCCTTTGGCTTCAACCACGCGGTAAATGCTGTACTGCGTTTGATCGTAGCCCCACATTCCAACGAACATGTCGCCTTTTTTGATTTTTGCTTGAGTAGTCATAGATAAACCCTTTCTTTTTACTACTTTACTATATCAGTATATCATACTACATAAGCATTGTATAGTGTAGAATATACAACATATCATCTATACTTTCGCACCTCATATACATGGTCTGGGTGATCCGGTATCCATAAGTTGAGTAGCATACGCCGTCGCCACTTATAATCATCAGTTTCGATTCCCTTGGCCTCAAGCAGTTTATAGCTACCGTCCACTTCGTGTATTCTAAAGTCAATCTTATGCTTGATTGTATCTACCGCCTTGCCTGCACTGTTATATATGGGTATTACTACTTTATACTGGCTTTCATAGTCCAAAATCTCGCCGGCGGCTTTGAGCATGTATAACTCATCGGCAACGCTGGCTTCAAACTTGCTGTCGCGGCGTCCACCATCACGCGCCACTTGCTTGCTTGCATTATATTTGTTACGGCGTACTGTCTTGTATATATCGTGGCCACAATTCCTACAGGTCAACGATCCTCTGTGGTAGAGTATTGTTGTCGATCCGCACTCTGAACACTTAGCGTTTTTGGTTGTCTGCTTATCGTATGTTTGTGAGTACATATTATTCAGCTTCTTCTGACTTCCAAAACTTAGACTTAGCAACGAATGCTGCGATACGCTTGTCGCCCCATCCCGAAAGTGGCACGGTAGATAGGTTACTTAGATTGTCAGCAAACTTTATCATAATTCCTTCTCTTGTGTGCAGTCGTGGGAAATAGTTGCCCTTCTTATGCACTACATGTGTTACTTCATTCACTAGGTCAGCGATTCGTGATCCAAATGTTTCTACCAAATCATCATATGTGACATCAGTGTCTTCGATTGTATCATGTAACCACCCGGCGGCAATTATATCTTCATCTTCAGTCACCCGTGCTAATATCGATGCGACTAAACTAGGATGCTCTATATATGGAGTAGTTCCACCGTCTCTGAATTGACCGGCATGTGCATTGATGGCGTAAGCTTCCGCTCGGTGGATAATATTGTTGTTTGTTTGGATTGTCATATTTTCCCTTTCTTTTTACTATACTAGTATACTACATTACACAAGCGTCGCATAGTGTAGAATATACAACACAATAACAGATTGGCGGTGGGTATTGACAAACGCTTGTGTATTGTGATACACTGTAATCAGGCGAAAAAATAACTCGCCATAAAAGAAAGGGTCAAAATGTTTAAGCGCAAGCCAAACAACAATATCAACGTAATCTATAAATCCAGCGAGGAAATTCGTCGAGCGGTCGACAATCTATATACTCGTAAAAGTGATAGGAACAAAGCGATTATATCAATATCATTGATATCACTGTTCATCGGAATCGGAATCGGTTGGTACTTCACCGTATCAAACACGTTTAATCATAGCGTTGACAGTGTGGTAAAGATCGAAGTGGCCGACACGTTAAAAGCTCAAACCCAGTCAGCAAAGTAGTTGTGCCGGTATCTAGGGCGGAGTCTGCGAAGACAACCGCCCATAGTTCATCAGCTTGTGACTCTGTTAAAGAAGAGTTAGAAAAATATTCTGATTGGGACGTAAATATTATGCTAGCAATAGCCAAGGCCGAATCTAGCTGCAAAGTCAATGCGGTTGGTGATACCAACATAACCTATAATAAGAATGGTCGCACGTACGGATACAGCGTTGGCGCGTTTCAAGTAAGGATATTGCCAGGTCGCGAAAAATGCGATACGCATAATGTCGTCATCAATGTCAAATGCGCCCATGACATATTCAAGAGCCAAGGACTGAAAGCATGGTCGGTGTTCAACAACATGAAGTATAGGAGATATCTATGAGTAAAAAGCTACCAAAACGTTTTATGCCTAAGGTCAAAATATGTGGAACTAGTTTTCCTTACGAAGAAACTTTGTAATAAATATGCAGATCGTCATGAGTGTCATCTGGCGTATCGAATCTAATTAGGACACTGGCCAAGTCAGTGTCTTCTTTTATGCACTCCTCTTCTTTTAGAATGTTAAGTGCCACCCGACGGGTAAATACGCCGTATGATTGTGCTATCAGATCGCGCAGGGCTTCACGCGCTTTAAGTGTGATCTCGCCTTTTTTCATTTGGCCAATGGCCATATCAAGACCGGCGGACAGTGACAACTCGTCAACGATGATGTCTGATTGAAAGTTTCTGACCGCAAGTCGCTCATAGTCCTTTAGTTTATCTGGTGTTTTTAGTACTGGCATTTTATTATTCTCCTTCTTCTTTTATGAATCCATAGTCTTTTGCTGCATCTGGGTAATACTCTATAAAGTCCTCATTTGGCGTACCATCTAGGTTATGTGGTTGAATCAACTCATGTGCATGATCATCATGCATACGCTCATACGCACCAGCCGTTGCAATTGAATTGGTAACATTGCTTGTGGGAGCACGCTCATCGACCATATCTGGGTAGTATACACCATCTTTAATAATCCCCATACGCCGCTCCATCCTCTTTGATTTTCTCAAAGTTTTCATTGCGTATTTGATCCGGCGTTTTGCGAATGACGATATGGCTACTTGACGCGCCGGGTGTATTGAACTTATTGGCCGTAGCGAAGGGGTCAGTGACCGATCCCTTGCGCTCAAGTTTTTTGTGCAGCTCATCCAAACTGGCCGCCTGTATATTTTGCGACATAACGTTTTTCTCGCTATTCTGTATGAGTATGCGTAATTGCACGACAACGCCGGTAAGCAGCACCGCTATGACACAGAGAAGGTATGTATCCATCATCTACTCCATATCATCGACAAATGGCAAGGCCATTGTGATCGACACTAATTGTACCGCAGCGGAATGGGCATTGACCACCGCTTCTTCAATTGCTTTGGCACTATCGACAATGCAGGCGTCAAGCATATTATCAATGTTACGATCATTGTATATATCGACACCGGCACCGCGCTTATACCCAACGGTACTCGCTTCAGGATCGCCGGTAAGCATAGCGAATGGCCGCGTAAAGTACACTACATCACTATCAGTATGCACATCATTTTCAGTCATATCACGGAACATGTCGCGCAGGAACACGCCACCACCATGCACCACGCCGTACTCTTGGGCCGTTTGCGCAGCGCACACGGCGTCCTCGATCCGCAGCTTCATCTCTTGGCGTTCAGCTTGCGTAGGTGCGCCCACGGATATTTTCACCGTTTTGCCGTTCAACAGCTCAAGGCGTTTGCTATCTTTAATATCCGCAACATAGGCGGCTAGTTCATCCGGCTTTTTACAGCCATTGATGGTAGTTTCAGATAGCGTAATGTAGGCAGAATCAACCGATCCGGCGTAGTCCTCAACATCGAACTCATCCGCGACCCCGGTAAACACTTGCGTACCAGCGTATTGTGCTATGTCGCGTAGGAACACATCACGGTTTTCAACCGGCGGCTCAACGATCGCAATATCAATGCGGCCTTTTAGCTTATTATCAATCAGTGTTTCAAGTGCTTGGCCCGATACATCCGCGATCAACAGTATGCTATTTTTACCAGCCATAAGCATTTTATCCATTACCGGGATGATCTCGTCATTCTTTGCTATCAGTTTTGACATAACGATAATGTTTGGATCGTTAAACCGTGACTTGAGGGCTTGAATATCATTGGCCAGCGCGACCGCCTTTAAGCCCTTCTTGAATGACAGGCCATCGACTATTTCAGAGGTAATGTTTGGATTGATCGTTTCAACCACCGTAATACCACCATGCGCCCCGGCAGTCTTTACCGCGTCAGCAACCATGTTACCAATTGCTTCATCACCAGCCGAGATACGCGACACACCGCGCAGCGTATCATCCGTGATAGGGAACTTGTGTTTGGCGATATATTCACGCACCTCACCAACCAGCTTGTTTGTCTGTTGTTGGATATGGCGGGGTGATAGTGCTAGTTTAGATAAATGATCGTAGGCTAGTTTTGTCAGTATGACCGTCAATGTAGTAGCGTCACCGGCTTCACGGTTAGTTTTGTCGCTTGCTTGCCGCACGATCGACACCACCATGTTTTCTATTGGATCAGCCACAACTAGCTTGCTAATGTTGGTGATACCATCGTGTGATACCAGCGGCTCACCGTATCGGTGTTCAATCAGCACGTTTCCAGAGTTTACCCCATATGACGATAACGCCACATTAAAGATCTTGGTTACACCGGCGTCAATCTTTTTGCGCAGGCCGTCACCATTGGCAATATCGCGTACCATAGTTTGTTTAGGCATTACAGTTTACCACCTCGCAGCTTTTCAATTGGCACAAATACATACTCATCTTCATTTAATTTAATCACATCACCGTCCTCAAATGGCGTAAAATACACCGTCATACCCTTAAATTGCTCATACATATACACATTACCGGCGGCTGATGTTGAGTGTGTCATTTCCAGCAGCATCCCACTTGAATTGGTACTGTATTTTTCTTTTTCTACCGACAGCCCGGATTCATATTTTTTTGGTAGGCGCACTAGTGCATATCCCGGTAGCGGTTGCAGATTATCATTTAGCATATCATCCCTCCTTAATCTTTAATAACTTTATCATACCACTAATCATACCATTAAAACAATAGTAGACCTGGTAGGGTAGGTCTACTATATATAGCGGAAAGAAAGGGTTAATTTCAAAAACCGCTTAATTCATTATACACAAAAGAATAGCACAATGCTACCCTTTTATGATTCATGTTGTATTGTTGACTAGCCGATTGTTAGGAACACAGGGCTGTACTCCGTGTCAACCAAGGCTTGTGCAGCAACACCCACAGTTTGTTCACCGATAAGGTCAGCCGCTTCAACCGCACCAGCAACTCCGGTACCGATTGTAAGCGTTTGACCACGCGTAACAGCTTCATCCGCAAGGACAGCGGCCATACCATGAGTTTGTACCCAGCCATAATTACTAGCAGGTATAACAACGTTTGCAACGCCAACGGCTAAGTCAGCTTGATCAACAGCAGAGATAACAATGCTATCAAACTCATTTTTGTAAAGCGACACTTCACTTGTCAGAGCTAATGCAGTGTGCAGAGCGTCAGCAAGACGAACAATGATAGCCGTACCGGCAGTGTTACCAACAATTCGGTAGGTGTGACCTTCTCCATTAGCGTCATTTACTTGCAAGATACCATCAGCGTATGCGTTAGCAGCGACAGCGGCACCAGCCGTGAGCTTTACTTCACGACCACCAACTTTAGCAACAGCAGTTGCAGCAACGTTTACAACTGTAGCGACAGCATCAGCCGCGACAGCAAGTTTACCAGCGGCTAGGTCAGCAGCACCAGCTTTAGCATAGCGGAATTTTCGACCATCAACAGTGACGGCTTCCGTACCCAGCGTATGCAATTTATCGGTTGTGACTTCCGCAATATCACTAGCGGTCAGTACTTGAGAAACATTTGACATAATTTACTCCTTCGTTATTTTACAATATCATAATATCATAAATATTTATTAAACAGCTGGTCTATTTTGCAATTGCTGTTCTATATAGACAAAAGACTAATAAAGTTCTTTATTCTATATAGAATGATGAGATCATAATAACAAATAGACTTGCAATTTATAATAACATTGTGATATACTTCGGTCAGTGCAAACAATTAAGTATTCCAAAATAAGTGATTGCTTGCATAGAATTAAACTAATGCTATAATGGTAGTGGAATACTTGATTGTACCCCTCTACCGGTAGCGATAGGGGGGTTTATCTTTATGGTCGATAATGCCAGAGAACAAACAATGAGGCGGCGAATAGGCGAGCGAGCGTCACTACTCGTCAATAATGGGGCGTACTTGCCACGTGTCAGGGCGGTGCAGAACCTATGCAATCAAGAGGAGTTTGATATGGTGTGCGAGATTGCCGAACACGCTGAAAATCCGCAGCACTACTTTATGCGGATAATTAGTAAAGACCGTTTCGATAGTACTATAAAATACGCACGACGACTACTTAAGCGATCAATCGAAGCGATTTCCTATGTTGCGCGTAAGATTAGCAACTGTACCAAGTCATACCTTAATTTTATTGGTGATAAGATAGCCGATGGCCACTACTCGATGGCCCAAGTGGTAAATATGGTAGAGATTGCCGGGCGCAAACAAGCCCCGGATCGCTATTTGATTGGCATACTCAAAAATGGTTTTATAAAAAAGTGTTGACATGGACAGTATGCTTGTGTATAATGGATATATAAACAATAAAAGAAAGGGTTGAGCTTATGCAAGCACAGACAATATTAGTCCGTCACTATCCAACACTGAATGACAGCGTGGATGTTTGGCGTAATGAAAAGATGGTGGTCGTTCATATTGGCGAACCAGTCATTGACGGAGTATTCAATAGACCATTCCGTGAAGTCAAGTTTGTCAGACCGAATGGCAAGATATTTACCAACTCCATTTTTGATGGCCGCGTGTTCCGCGAGCTTGTCGAAGCCAGGGTATTGGTTGAAGGTCGAACAGCACAGATCAAGTTTCAAATATCACCGATGTTTGGATGGATCAAGACGATTGACGGAAAGGAATGGCATTAAATGAGCGTATTACTAGTTGAGGTTATTGAATCTGGTGGGTATGATCTGTCGACTGCCGAAGACGCCAATTGGCTACTATCAAAACAAAGCGAGTTTGAAGAACTGATTGAGCAAGCCCAAGCAGTTGTTGACGCCGCAGACGAAAGCGAGGATGAATAGATGGCCGACAAAGTAAGCAACGAGATTAAAAAACTTGAGCTAGATATAAGCCAAGTTACTCGCACCACCAGCCTATTGAACCAGAACCAGATTCAAAAGATTTGGAACTCAACACCGGCACGTTTCAAGTACACGCGCCCAGCAAAAGGCGGTGGCCAGTGGACGTATATCAAGGCTAGTTACGTTCGCAAGGTACTTGATAGCGTGTTTGGATTCAACTGGAGTTTTGACGTTGAAACAACCCTAGCAGAAGCATTCCAGGTGGCAAAGTTGAGCAACAGCATTGTCGTGAAGGCAACGTTGCGCGGCAAGGTGAAGCACGATGGCGAGTGGGTAGAGTTAAGCAAGACACAGTTTGGACGTGCCGAGGTGAAGTGGCAGATGATCACATCGAATGGCGTCAAAAATAAGAAACTTGATGAATACACCGGCGCGCCAATGCCACTTGATTTAGGTAACGATTTTAAGGCCGCAACCAGTGATGCACTAAAAAAATGTGCCAGCCTATTTGGTATTGGCGCGGATGTTTACGAAGCCAGCGAGTTCCAAGAGATCGAGATCACTGGGTCTCAGGAAAACACTGACCGAGCAAAATTAACCAAGAGTAAAATAGCTAAAATGAAGACTGAACTTAGAGTAGAGGAAGTAAAGGAATAATATGATAGAAATTGCACCAATCAAAATTGATGATGAAAAATTAAAAGAGTCAATCACCACTGCAGCCGATTTGAATAACAACGATGAAGCATTCGCAGAGCTTGCGGCGATCAGCCGGTTTAAGAAGCAGATTGCAGACGCCCTAGATATGGTTGACAAGATCGAACGCGAAGCCAAGGCCGCCATTGATAGCCGCGCCAAGACCCTGTATGGGATCAATTGGCAGGCGATCGCAGGCCAAGGGTACAAGATCACTCGATCAAAGACCGGAAGCGTGTACAATATTAATCCCGAACTCAAGCCAAGCAAGAAGTTTTTGATCATCAAAGAATCGGTCAATAGCAAACTTGTTGACGCTGAAGTTGAATTAAACGGCAAGCTACCGAAAGGAATTGAGATTAATCCCGATCGCGGCACCATGATTAAGGTAACAATAAAATAATGAAAACGCTTAAGTTAAGCTACTCGATCATATCGAACTGGAAACAGAACCGATACGAAGAAGCGATTGGCATGTACCTAGGCAAACCATTGCCTGGTACAGACGCCATGGAGCTAGGCAAATTGTACGATGAGAAGTGGAACGCGCACATTGAAAAGACCGGTAAGCTACCCGATGAGTTAGGCGGCGAAGATCTAGTTGATCCGAAAGTGCAGCGCAAGTATCAAGTCATTCTACCGTTCAGCGAAGAATACCAAATACTATTGCGCGGCGTGTTGGACATTGAGGAACCGCACCGGATCACCGATAACAAGTGTGGCCGCACCGAAGCGATCAGTTACATTGATCAGACACAAATTGATTACTACTCGATATTCAAGCCTGAAGCTACCGAAGGCATGTACCGTTGCTACAATCCATACATGGACACCTTGACTATTGGTGTGAAGTATTTGACACAAGACAACCGCGACCGCGCCATTGAAGAAATTGTGACGTTTGGTGGCGAGATCCTAGACTACCTATTAGCAAATAAATTGTTTATTGATTACAAAGAAAGCGAGAAAAAATAATGTTAGAAGTTACCCTAAAATTAAGCAGGAAAGATATTGACGCCGCGATCATTGAAGCGGCAGAAAAAGAAATTATCGCAGGGTACCGCCGCGATCTTACCAGCCAACAAGTATTTTATGAATACGATGAGAATGGTGAAGTTGAAGCAGCACGATTTACGGCCGATATAACAAGAGAGGATGTATAACATGGCAAAAATTAAAGTGAATGATCAAAGCAGCGCAGCGCAAAACATACCAGTCAATAACGATCCGCGCACCCCGGCACAGAAACGCCGCGACACCATGATCAACCGTCATTTTGGCGGTGATGAGCAAGCCTATATTGCGGCACAGCGGTCTCAGGGGTCACGCGGTGGAATCAACGGCGGACGACCACTACGTGACGTACCAGGACTAGCGACAAGGGCAGTGAATAAACGTTGGGACAACCATCGTAAGAAAATTGGTAATGAAGTAATAGGAAGGAGTAAATGATATGCCAGATGATAAAGAACTGTCAGAGATACTAAACAGAATAGTTAGCCGAGAAGCAAGCTGTGAGGGAGGCTGGGCTGAGTATGCGTTAAACGAAGACAATATTAAGTTTGGTAATCCTCTGAACAATCAAGATGAACTGAAGCAAGCCCTTCTCGCATGGAGAGAGCGATATGCTGAGGAAGCACGAGCCGATGAACTCCAACGCATAGATACCGCCAACAAGGACAACGATATCAACTTTTGGTTCGAAGATATGTCAGAGAAAAATAACGGCTGGCGGACGATGAGACAATATGTGCCAGAGCGTCTAAAACAGTTAAGCAAAGGAGGAAAGTGATGAGTAATACGTACGTTTTCTGACAATCTGTATCCTACGACTTACCAAAAACCTCTCGTTTTCAGAGAGGTTTTATGGTAGGAACTGATCACTATCTAAATTGTCAGTGAACTATAACACTAGATGAATGCTGTTATACCGGTGACTACGCCCTGTCGGCGTGGTTGGCGGCATATCAAGTTTCCCATAACGATCAAGGCACCGATTTCACCAAACTGGTTGACTGGTGACATGAAGTCACGCAACTGCATGAAAGAAGGCATTTCAATGTCTTGGTACACACCTTCTGTGACCTGGTTCTTTGCGCTAACACTCTTCAAATCGCTGCTCAATAGGCGGCGGAACTCAAGGTAGTTTTCGTTGAGCCAGTAGAATCGTCCGGCTGGTGTCTTGTCGTCAGCGACAACAGGTCGACCACGGTAGCTGATAGCGTCTACACCAAGCGCGCCCTTTAGCGACTCTGCCGGAACAGATGTACCGATAGGAGTCTTTCCGCTAACGCGGTTGTAGCCAGTGATTGAGGTTGCGCTGTAATTTGCTTGCAAACGTGCGGCAAGAATATTCTCGAACAATCCCCAAATAGTCTTGGTTGTAAGTGCTATTGTTGGTGCCTCTTGACCTGATCCGGCTGCGCTAACTGCGTCGAACTCCGAACTTATTATCACCAACGAGGCATTGCCTCCACTTGCTGCTGTAACATCAGCGTTCACAGATGGAATATCTGCGCGGGTGATGCCACCGTAGCTGGAAGTGGCTGTACCATCGTCGACAATAAGGCCAAGTCCTTCAATATCTTTGCCTGTTCCGTATCCAAATAACAGGTCACCTAGAGAATCTGACAAGGAGTTCTTTGCTTCGTCCAAGCGGCTACCAACAAGACTCAAAACTTGCTTTTCGCTGTTACCGTTGACTGCTTTTTCAATACCTGGAACAACAACGCTTTGCTCGTAGGCTTTAACATACCATGTTAAAACGCGAGTGTTGTTAGTTGCAGAAGTATCGAACTGATCTAAACCGTCGAACGAACCGCCAGTCGTAGAATTGGCAATCGTGATTGGCTGTTGCTCAGTCACACCTTTCCAGTTCTTCGGGCTAGAAGTCATTCTTGCTGTAAAGATGTTTGAATTGTTTACAAAGTCTACAATTGTCGGCAGAATGTCGTTGTAGGTTATATCTTTTACTCGATCTGTGAATACCATATTATTATCTCCTTTATTATGATTACAATATTACTTTAACATACTAGAACTCAAAAACTCTGGCCGTTTTTATGCGGTTTCATCGTCTACCAGTCAACTTCTCGTAAAAATCCTGCAACAGAGGTGTACCACCTCCACTATAGTCATTTATCTTGAGCCGCTTTTTTCGTAACGGATCAATACTCTGCGTTCTAAACATATTATCGATATCACCACCAATATCTTGTGCGTATCGCCCAAGTGTTTCTTTGCTCATGCCAATACCAGTCGGTCGGCTAGCAAGGCCTTTCACGCCTGAATAGATTGCATCGTCAACTTTTGATAGTAGTCGGGATAATACACCGCTGTTCATCGTGTGCCTCGGTAATTTTTGTCTATCCCTTCAAGGATCTCTTGCGGTAGCTTAATCAGATCGTACTTGTCACCGCTGCCAATCACCTCAATGCCTTCTGGTAGTTTGCCACTAGCGATAATGTCACGTGCTTCTTTGTCATAAATCGGTACGCCGCGCTGAATCGCCTGATCGACAAGTCCTCTCAGCTCTTCTGGTGACGTGCGCTGTCCGCTCTCAAGCATAGCCCTAATCCTTGCATAATCATTATCGATAAACTGAGGTGTTTGACCAAATGCAACACGGTTATCCATCAAACTCACTTTGCCACGATCGCGTGGTATCATATCTAGTGCCTTAATCGCGCTGTCATAGTAATCGTTATAGGCGTTTGCAGCATACTCAAGTGGCACAGTGCGCCGACTGGTACCTTTAATGGCTCCTTCAACGGCGCGGCTGATCGTGCGTGGGAATGCGTCAACTGGGTTCCCCATCACAAGGTTCAACCCTACGGTGTTTTCCGGGTGTGCGCTTAATATCTTTTCCATCCAGTCATCGATCGCGCCAGTGTCCTTCATCGTTTCATCAAATATAACGCTGTTGTCTGGGATAGCGTTCACCCCGGACTTCTTTAGTGTTTTAGCTGCTGATCCTTTGCCGAATCCAGGGCCGCCACCTAGAAAAGCAAAGTTTCGTGGCTGATCGATTGACTTTTCTATAAGGTCTTGAGCCACCATCCGTCGTAGTCTGCTTCCCATTAGTTGTGTGGAACTCGGAGAATGTGCCAAGATGCTTGGATCTTTTATAACTGCGCTCAACATCTCACGAGCGGCATCGGTATCAATGGACACACCGCCTTTCGATACATGACCGTCTACGTCGGTCATTTTATCTAAGTAGCTGTCTATCAACTTTCGGTTACTAGTACCCATTCCCTCTGAATTGACACGTTTTTCCATGTTGGCATCTGCTTTCATGGCTTTACTTGGTCCACTGATATCGAGTATCGGCACTCTATCGCCGTTCACGTTCATCATTACACCATCGCTATCTGGTGCGAGGTGCTTAATGTCTATACTTGTACCTCTGTTGCGCGGCAATAAGCCACCTAGTACGCTGTTTTCCTTTGCTGCTGTACGTGGTAAAAAGTCACTAGCTAACTGTGGCATAGTTGCTTCGGCTACGTCATCTGCCGTATTTCTAAATATCCTAGATAATATACTACTATTCATAATGCTACCTTTCCTCTTCTCCCATTTTAGCCTTAATTGCTAAAATACTGGCCATCGCTTCGCGCCAACTTGGGGCGTATTCTTCAATCTGCTGGTCGGTCATTTTTCGCAACTCGGTTTGATCTGGTAAAACATCACTCAATTTCTTAATATCCGCATGTAGTTGCTTATGAGTGACATTGTTATTCTTCGCAACAACAGTGGTGTTATTGGTTGACGGTTGGTTGATTGGTGGCAAATACTTCCTAACGCTCACTGGTATACTATTGTCGCCACTATTGTCAGTAATACCGAATATGTTAATCTTGCGTGGAACAGTTGGCTCACTTGATACTGGGGTAGTATCTTTTAGCGGTGTTACTGGTTCGGTCGGTGCTTCTGCTATACCTCCAAACATATCTGTCTGACCTTCAATAGGCATATCAGGTACGTCAAGTGCCTGTGGCATTACAGTCGATTGCTTGGCTTTATAGCGACTCAATATTTCATCAGTAATGTTTTTCATCTTGCGCTCAATGCCTTGTTTAGTAGTCTCAAGCTCTTTTAGTGCGACATCACTTAGTCCCGCTTCACCACTAACAGTCTTCACTGCATTGACTCGGCGAGTCAATTCTGCGCTGGTTTTCTCAAAGTCCTTCAATAGATCAACTGAATTAACGGCGGTGCCAATATCGCCAAATAGTCCGGTCTGTGCGTCACGCTGCAATCCGGCGTTTGTTTTGCCGGTCAATAGGTTTATGACGTTCTTGGCGTTCTGCTTATTAAATGATCCATTTTTATCTAGGCTAGTAATAATGCCCATTGCCTTTTGTGGCTCAAGCCCTTTTTGCCGGGCGTGGCGCGCCACGGCCAATACGTCATCCTGTGATAATGCGCCCTGAAATAGCTTTTCGCGTAATAGGCCGTCCTCTTGTACGGTCCGCCATAAATAATCGTAATCGTCATAGCCAAAGCCGCGCGTCATGTTCTGTTTTTGTACGCTTGGTGCCACCTGTTCCTTCAAGCTATCGGATATTGACTTGGCCATATCAAGGGTGCTTTCATACTGGCCGCCTTGGTTGGCTGCCCTTGCGATCTGCTTGGCCTGCTCATCGGTGATATTCTCATAGATACGCGCCTTGATCGCTTCGGGGTTCGGTAGGCCTTCGGCGGCGCGGCGTTCCATACCTAGGGTGCGTGAATGGCCGCCTAGCACTTCGTACATATCGCCGTTTTTCCTGACTAGCATTGGCTGATCAACGGCACCTTCATTGTACCCCTTGGTATACACGCTGTTCTCTGTACCCCGGCCGCTGGCCGTGACGCGTGGCTGGTAGTCTTGCTTACGCAATAACTGCGCCACCGGTACGTCTGATTCAACATAGGGTACATTGTAGCGATCCACCATGGCGGTCGGCTGCGGGTTGAGGTATTTTTTGGCGGCTTCCGGTACCTGTGGGGTGTGGGCTTGGTTGTAGAGGTCGGGCAGGTATACCTTGCTATCTTTTTTCCTCATGTGATATGAAACATTAGATTCAATTAAGTCTTTTGGTATCTCTCTGTCACCATAAGTTTCTTTCAGCTTACTAATCACATCATCTCTTATGCCGGCCTCGGTAGTATTTGATGGGTATTTTGTAGTCAGGTCGTCAATAAAGCTGGAGCGTATCGTAACTGGTGTTATACCGCCAGGTTCTTGTGCTTCGGCAATACCTAGACTTTTTAGCGTTGGGTATTTGTCGATTATTGATTGAGCTTCTTTTTTGCTAATATCATTCCTAACTAAGTCTTTTTTCGCTACCGCCCATCGTTCTAGGCTTGGGGCGTTCTGACCTACTGTGTATATCTTACCTGTTGGTTCGGCGTTCTTATCCCGTATCACATAATGGTCTTTACCTAATATCTTGGCTTGGACTTCTGCCGAGCGCTCCGTTGTCAGCCCGCTTTTAACTAATTTATCGCCAATTTCTCTGTGAGTTGTTTTTTCAATATCAGCTAATAATGCTCTCTTTTCGTTCTCAATCTTGGTTACAAACTCCTCAGCACTCTTATACTTCAACGCTTCCGCCTTCAATGCTGCGGTAGGGTCAGTAGGGTCTATGCTCACAGTGGCTTTCACCTGTGGGGCTGGTAGCTGCGGGTTATCAAGGTATTGTGCGGCGGCGGCCGGGATCTTAAAGCCTTCTGGTACGCGCTGCGCTATCCGTTCTTCCGGTATGATATTGCTTAATACTGACTTGCCCATCGCTTTACGCGCGGCACTAGCCGCTACATCATCGGCGGTATTCGTGATTAGGTTGCGTAATACACCGTTAAACACGGTGCTACTCCATGCCCTGCAAGCCACTCATAATAGTTTGCAACTTTAATTGCGCTTGCTTCGGGTTGTCACTAAACGTTGGCAACATCTTGCGATAATTCTCAATGTCTTGGTTAGACAGCACACCAACTTCACCGTTTGCCCTTGCAACTGCTACGGCTGCGGCCTGCAACATATCTTCATAGGCAGCCTGATTCGGGTTGAGTGCGCCAAATGATAACTTATTGAGTAACCCACTTAATGCTCCCATTGGTCCCTGCGCTCCACCGCCTTGCTCATATAGTGTATTCAACTTGCTCATCATTGACATGGCATTTTCAGATTGCGCTGCGCTTTTAGTCTTGGTCGAACTGGCATTTAATTTATCGGATCGCTCCTGCTTACTGCTAATCATATCTAACATGCTACCGAGTGCATCAGCGGCTTCGAGATTATTGTCCATAAGTGCTGCTGCATAGGCGTCTTCTAGTTGTGACTGCGTATAGCCTGCAACCGTTGGCTCCGCTTCGGCTTCGGCTTCTGTGCCTGCTTCACCGTTCATATCGCTACCCGTCTGATACATTCCGTTCATACCGGATGCGCCCATCATCATAGAATCACCCGCTGATTCTGGTGCGCCGCCACCGTTTGTCAATCCATTTAATACCGCTAGACCACCGCCCACACCAGCTACAGTCTTGAGTGTTTTTTGCGCCTCACCTGTTTGGAACTTGCGGCCAAGTCCACGCATAGCTTCACCGGCCTTTTGCGCGCCTGCTTCAACTGGTGACGCTAGTGTTGCGTCTAGCATTGGCCCAACTACTGGTACTTGTTTTACAGCACGTGATATAGCTCCACCACCGGTAGCCTGGTCGCTTAACTCGCCCATCTTTGATACATCAACAAAATCTTTCTTGAATGATCGATAGCGTTGTACTGTGCGCTCAGACTCTGGTATGCCGGCCAATTCTTTCGCAAGTCGCTTGTATGCCTCCGATTTGGTCTTATCACCAGCCAATAACTCTCGACGTGATCGCACCGTGAACTCATTGATAGTGTCATTGAATGCTTTACTAACGTATTTTGGATCAATTCCGGCGTCAACACGGTTATTGATTTCTCGCCCCATCCGTTCGTACATTGAGGCTAGTTCCTTGTCACCGGCCTTTGGTGTTGGTGACTTTCGTAAATCGCTAGCAGCACTCCTAAAGAAATTAGATAGTTTAGCTGGGTCTTTTTCGTCAACGGCGTTTTGAATTGCCTTTGGTAGATTGTCTCTTAAGTCGCGGATCGTTGGCGCAACATCAGTCAGGTCGACGTAATTACCGCGACCACCGTTAGTCTGCATATAGTTGGTGACCTCGTCCAAATATGACTTGTCGCCGCCGGTCAACTCTTTGCCTATGGTGCGTAACTTGTCCAGGCTACTGATTCCGGTACGATCGTATAGCATACCAATCTTCTGTTTGGCGTCCTTTCCAACTTCACGCATACCTTTGCGGGTCAAATTAAGTGGGGCGTTTAGCCCGGTATCTGACGCCCTTACAAACGCGTCACCAATTGCTGACTTCCTGACTGGTAATACCCGGCCAACTTCTTGATCAACGCCGCCTACAAGCTGCGATATGATCGGTTTTGCAACGTCATCACCGTACTGGCTGGCAATGTTGCCGCCGTATTTAGTAGCTATGTTGCGTAGTATATCGTCACCTGAATTAGTAGCTACTCTACTGAACAATTTGCTTAAAATACCACCGCCCATATTAGTACCCCATTCCTTGATATTGTGCGTATGGATCTTGTTCCATACTGCTGTAATCATTATAGTCCATAGGTTGCTGCGCGCCACCACCAAATAGCTTTGATCCACCGTATAATGCGCCACCACCAAGTGCTAGCTTTCCAAACGTACTTTTAGGGATGAATGATCGCAAGGCGGTTTGGTATAGTTCTTTGTTTGGAATCGCGCTCATGGTCTGATTGATAGCTGCCTGATCCATGCCACGGCCTGCCATCGCGCCAGTAAGTTGCTTTGACCCACGGTTACGTAATAGTTTACTACCAAACGGTATCGCGGCTGAAAATGCTGCTCCAGTACCAGCTCCGGTCAATATATCCATCGGATCTGTTTCGACTCCACCTTGTCTCAAGGCTTCCGCGCCACCAAACAAACCACCGCTAGCAGTTAGACCTTTAATAGAGTTCATGGAATTGCCCACCTTTGCCATACTGCCGCCTAGCTTCGCGCCTTTAGCAATACCACCGGCAAACGGTATCAGTGATAGTGCGGCTTCAACTCCTGCGCCTAGGTCACTCGCCACATCGCGCTTGTTGTTCGCGTACTGGCCGGTCAATAAATCATACCCGGCGGTTGCGGTCTGACCAATAGGATTGAGCAACATACCAAGCAAACCATCACCGAAGTAATTGTAGCGATCTTTCTTGCTAAGTAAATCATATTGATCCTGCAAGTCTTTCTGTGATAAATCACCAAAATTAGCCGATTGGCGCATTGCACGAGACTGATCACCCCAATTAGTCAAGAAACTCGGATCTTGAGAGGATATGTTAGACAATAGATCCTTGTTAGCTGGATCTTTTAGGATACTATCCATTGCATTAGCCATCTCACGGTTATAAGTGTTATTAAGACCATAGTCAGTCATCTGCTGCTTAGTCTGGTCTAGCTGCTTTTTCGTTTCGTTTCCAAATAGCCAATCAAACATGATTATTTGTTCCCCACCCACTGGTCATAACTCATTATGCCACTACGAGCTTTATTGGTCTTGTTGACAATACTGGTGCCATAATCCTGACCACCAAAGGCTTGTGACATTGGCGACCAAAAATGGTTCCACAAATTGCCGTTATCTTGCTTAAACTGGTTATCAATTGCGGCGTTGCTCTGCTTGTAATATTGGTTATAGCTTGCTCGGTTTTTCTTTTCGTCATACTGTTGCTGCAATGTTTGCTGCGCGCTGGCAATTTCTTTTTCTTGCTGTACAAGGTATTTCTTCAAATTAAGCTCTGCGTTGCGATCGGCGGCGGCGCGGGCGTTGGCCTGCTCCTCTTTCCATCGTTCGAGTGCTAACTGCTGCTGGTTAAAGTTGTAATTGTCTTGCTCGCTGTAGATGCTATTACGTGATGCATTATCCTGCTGGTATTGACTGTACGACGAAGTACTTTGGTTCAGCAACGTCTTCCATGCGTCTTGCAGTGCATTTAATTTGTCTTGTTGGCTCTGGTAGTTACCACCGGCCACATTCTGAGTTTCCTGCATGGCTCTATTGGCCAAGGTCTGGTAATCGCTAGTTGCGTTTTGGTAGTTGGAGTTCAAGTAATTGTAGGTATTGCCCATCTGCTGTTGCTGTTGACCCATGGCACGAGACCGCTGCGCCTCAGTAAGTCCAGTCCCGCCATACTGTTGGCTGATTGACTCAGGGAGTTTGTTCATCGTTGTATTTATCTGATCAATGGCATTGCGTGAATTTTCGTATGTGCCTTTGGCGGCTTTGACCTCATCGCTGTTTAGATATTTATTGCGCGCTTCGTCATATATGCTTCCGTAATCCTTGCGATTTTTAATATCAGTATCATAGTTCGTCTTTGCTTTATTAGAATCATTATAATATTGCTCATACGTTTTGTAGCTCTTGTCTTTTGTCGTTGTGGCTTCGCCTATTCTCTGCTCAAAGTTCATAATATCTTCTCCTTGATAATATAATACCACTATAATGATAATAATTGCTGACTATTTGCACTAATATTTTGTAGAAGTAAATTGGCTGGTCGTTATTTTTCCAGCATAAAAGTCTGCCACCGTGTTATCCCATTTTGCTTTTCTAGCTGCTGCGTCTTTATCTCTCTGCACCTGAGCCATTGCTCTTTCTGAATCTTGCTTGCTAGCGATTGATGATTGGCTGTTGCGCCATATCTCAAAATCCTTCTGCTGTTGCATGGTGCGTTTCTTTATCTCATTGGTATCATAATCTGTCTGTATCTTGGCAGTCTCTTTTTGAGTATCGCTATAAATCTTCGCCCACTTATCTTCATCCGCGATTCGAGTTCGCCAGTTGTCGTACTTAGACCGGACTTTATTCCAATAACTATCATACTGTTTATTTGCTACATCTAGTGATGTATCGAACGCCTGTTTGACCTTGTCGTTATAGTTGGCAAAACTTACCTGATAATTAGCGTCATATTGTGCAAATTGTTTACTTAACTCGCCCATCTGTTGTTCGCGTGCTTTATCTCGTTGCTCTTGGGTTAATGACGTGCCTCCGTACTGCTGGCTGATACTCTCTGGCAATTTGTCTATCGCTGTCTTCGTAGAATCTACCTGGCTTTTGGCGGCCTCCCAAGAGGACTTCATCTTCTCAATTTCTGCACTGTCGCCGTATTTAGTCTTCATTTCATCGTATATACTCTGAAAGCTCTGGCCATTCTTAAACGCAGATTCATAATCATCTTTAGATTGTTTAGTTTGATCTTGCGCACTCTCATATAGACCCTTGGTCTTATCTTGGTTCAGTTGCGCGTCTTTTATCCTTGCTTGTAAATCCATATTTTACCTTATGTAAATATCCTCTCCTCTATCATACGGCAAAATATAAAAAGTGAATTGATACCATGACCCCGACAGATCACTCCAGTACTTTTCGTATCGATCCCACCCATAAGAGTCACGAATTCGCTGATAATATAGATTCTGCACCAGCGATGCTCTGATATAGATATTAGTCTCATCTGCGGTAATGGTCAACGGTGAAGAGTTGTACAGATTATCATTACTTATTGGATCTGAGTAGGGACCAACGTTGCTAAATTGAAATGATGTAGTGTTGGCAGGATATGGCACTATACTATAAACACCACCAAGGCTCGGTGGTATGTCGTTTTGAACGAACCCATTATCAGCAGAGTGCAACTCATCGTACGTCATTGATCCGTCCTGATCTCGGTGCCAATAACGCATACGCATTGTCTGGCGGATAAAAGCGTACCCAGTTACCATGAATTGTGGTATTCTGCCTTGACCATGCGGTACCGAACCGATCAGCTGGTTATTCATCTGGTTATACTGCAATCCGTACCATTCGCCATCAGATACCCACGGGATACTAGAAGTAACAGGCTCATTCATAGCACCACTAGAGTTCGTTACAGTGATACGATGCGATATAATCTGAGGTTTGGCGTTGGTGATGTCTGATCCAAAGATAGGATATCTTGCATTGAAAATAGTACTATCATCTGTTGGATCAAGTACTAGCAAGCCGTAGTCGCTACCTGTAAACTTTACCGTTCGTTCTGGTGATACAAGTGTCATTAGAAAGTCCCCTGACTTATGCTAGCTGCGGTGAATGGCAAACGTGTGACAACAAGAGTACCGGGCGTGCTATAGAATGTCTGAAGCTGAATATTTCCTATACCAGCAGGATAATCGACGAAAACACTTGGCGGCGATTGAGTATTCTGACCAACTGAGAAGTAGGCGGTTGGTGATCCCGTGGTATTGGAGTCGATTGGCCTCCTAGCAAAACCATACGACACCACATCTTGAATCGTCATGCCAGTAGGTAGCGTATAATCAATCGGTATTATGGTGTAATCAGTGGGACTAGCCGGAATCGTTGAGGTGTTCATCGTTTTGCATGCAAGTACCATCTGAGACTGTAGGCGAATGTTAATGCCAAGGTTATTAAAGTCGTCTACATTGATATCGCCATACTCAATGCTCTTAAACCCGTAATTAAGCGTGTTAAATTGCGGTGACTCGAACGGTTTTGCAGTGTATGGGTACTCAATGTCCTTTGTAAGATCAATTGGGCATACAAGCACTTTCATGCCGTCTTGGACTGGCCAATCATGACCAATACGATAGATGTAGTTCTCGTCTACCGCATAGTCTGTGTTGAACATCACGCCGTTATTGTTGAGTAGCAAAAAGAATGGAGGAAACCCTAAACCGTGGTACCACCTGAACACACGGTTTGTACCAGCACCGATCGTGCCGATATACTCGCCACCCTGATTAGCTTCTAATACGCCCGTCCCTTTACAATAAAGCTCAGATAATATCTTGATTTGTAGAATTGGGAATGAAGAATTAAAAAGTAACTGGTTATCACCAGCTGTTCGAGCGTCAAATCCCGGCATAGCTACCTTTAAGCCATAATCTCTTCGGGTAATCAGAGTGCTTGTATTAGCCATAATAGCACCCCCTTAGAATGTACCCTGTGAGTAGCCCATCATTACAACTGTTCGACCGGATTTATCTTCCACCTTTATCAATCCACGGATCTTCTGGTCACCTCTTGTCTGACCAGTTCTGACCTGGCGCGGAGATATTTGAGGCTGTGCGGCTATATTATCGACGTTGTTATTGTCTATCTTATTAAACTCTTTAGAAATTGGCTTGCTGTATGTAAAGCCTGCTGGTGGCATTCCCTGAATATCACCGGTATTAGTATTATAAACTGATTCAGCCATCATGTCCTCACTTTCGCTTCTTCGCCTAAATCACGTACATTCAATGCAATTCCAGTGATGACTGGTGATGTGGTGACAGCCATACTGTTAGTGCCATTGAATCCAAACTGTATATACTTAAATCGCTTGTTAATCTCAAGATAGGTGCTAGTATCGCCATAGACTGCAACATGATTATCGTTTATCCAATCACCGTCGTCAATTTTGTACTTCAGCGTGATTGTTGATCCGTTTGGTAATGCGTTAAATGATGCCACTAGACGTAACGCCATCTTATCTTTCCATGGTACACCGCCATCATATGCTAAACTCTCATATTTGAATGCTGCGGCTGGTTTTGAGCTGTTATTGACGATTGCAAGGTTAAAACTGTCAGTATTGCCTGCAATATCGTGAATATTGTATGAATAATACAGTGTATCGCCAAAGTTCCAAACTCCACCTAACGTGTACTGCTTGGCGGCCGTATTATAGTTGCCAGTCGCCTCGGGTATGTTGTATGAGTAGTAAAAGCTGTTGGGATAGTTCTTGTCAATCGATCCCCACGAGTAAATGCCATGTCTAACGGTGGTAAGGTTGCTTGTGCTAGGGTAAGCCATTAGTAAAATACCGCGTCTGACAGTCATTGAGCTGGGATAGATATCGGTTTGGTCATTCAAACCAGTAAACTCACTTTGTGAATCAAGAATAGTGCGTATCTTGGTTAATACCTTGCCGCCAGTGTAAACATAGATTGCTCCATCGATAATCATATAAGTTATGTTTTGATTAGTGTAAAGACTCTTCGGCTCTCCCATCGGCGTATCTATCTTGAAGTTGAGTGCATCTGCGAATCCGTCCCAGAATCCCAACATTCCTAGCTGGTATAATCTCCCGGCTACAGTACTGACCTTCTCGCATCCAAACACAACGTATTCATCATTGCTTGTCAAACTAGTGATTTCCATACCATTCTCGACTATGACTCTATGTCGTTGGAACTCTGAACCATCGACGTTGGTCAAACCACTTGGCAACCAGTCGACAAGATATTGCCCATTGCCAATAAGTAGCTTTGAGCCTGCCCAGTTCAATATCGGGTGACATTTCTTGATGGTAGTATCGAGTAGTGCGGCATGGAATCTAAAGTGTAAACCGTATAGCTTGCTGGCTTCGTATGTTTCCACTGTAAAGCCGGTAGTAGTGGCCGTTAGGTGCATATGGTACTCAGTACCAAAGTTCCTATATTCACCAAGTTTTGTCGCTGTAAAATAGAAATAAGTAGTTGCGCTAGTTGATATGTTAGCGGCCGTCATAGTGACTGCGCCAATCAAATTGTTTTGCTGATCATGTACCGTTAGCGTTACATTACCCGTACCTTTGGCGGCAAATTTGATGCCAATAGCCGTCATTGGTGATTGATCTGGCAAAAAAATACACTTATCATTATCTGCTTCGCTTATTGCAGCGTTCGGCACTGTGTAGGTTGTCGTGCTACCAGTCTTAAATGTCCATCTATCCGTACCGCCACCAATCCATTTACCATCACGATCTTTGACAAGTATCTGCGCCACTGTCGGGTAGGTGCTGGCTGCTGCGGTTATGGTGGTCACGCCTGGTGTACCGGCATTGAGTACTGGCCCATAGGCATATACTCGGTCAAAGCCGGTGATGTATATGCGGTCGGTAAGCGGCCAATAGCTTAAATCGCCAAAGGTACCGGCTGTCCAACCTGAGAGTGTACCGGCCACGCTTATATCGTTGTTGGTGTCGACCTGATACAGTGTACCATTCGTGCTAACGCCCCATCGCACACCGTTTGGGGTCTGTGTCATATTGACAATCAAGCCCTGCAAGTCGGAGTCACTGATTTTAGCACTGCCAGGTAGGACTGATAAACTGCTAGGATTCTTTCTGGCGTCCACACACTCAGCATCGGCAAAGCTGTTCTCAATACCAATTTTAATATCAGTACCTTGACCGCCATAGAATGATGTCTGGCTTATTACTACATCGCCTCTGTTTCCAGTTGCCATATTAGCTCATCCTTAATGCACTAAATGGATCAATGCTGTTACCAACTTTTGGCGTTGGATTTATGACACCACCAGTTGTTTTACTACCATAAACCTCTCTGTACTGATTGAATAGTCGATCAAACATCTGGTTATACATGCTTGAACTTTCAAGATCTTTTCGCATTAGATAGAAGTTTTTACATGCGTAATAGATTGGGGCTTCATGATATTCTTCGGGGAACGATGGACACTGGCCAATCAGAATATCGGCTGCACTTTTTGTCGGACCTTGGTAATTATTGTCAATTCTCAAATGAGTAGTGTCCGTAAACGTGACAACCTTATACCAATTTCCATCTGAACCGTCCGTTACAGTAAACCAACAATCGTTTAGCATGTTCTGTGTGAATGTAGTACCTGTATATGCTGTTATCACAGTGCTATTTTGAGTAACATCCGCCTTTCCAATCAGATCAGCAACTGCCATATCTACCATACGTGGCTCATAACTGACTTTTAAGCCATCTACGACGTTGGTTGATGGAATCGGATATAATCCAACCTCATCAGAACCCTTTATAAAGAAGTAAACTGGTGTGCTAGTCTGCCCAATTGGTGTCATGTTCAATTTATCCCACTCATCTTCGCTACGGATCTGTGTTAGCGGATAGTAGGCATCGCCACTCTTGGCTCTAACACTGGATATACGCAACATATCGCTGGAAAATTGGTAAAATTGCTGGTTTGCAACTAAACTAGTCTTTTTTTCGCGCCGTGTCCAATATCTTCGTGCTGCATTCTGAAAAAGCTTTACGCCAGTGTTTATATCACGCGAAATCTTAGTCATTTCTGTCGAAGTAGTGTAAATACCGCATAAGTTTGCTGCTTGTTCTTCCATCTGAGTAAATGTAATCATTATTAGCTCCTATCTTAGTTTAATTATACCATTTAATCATAAAACTGGCGTTGCCACTCGGTGTTATGCTTATTATCACTGTCTGACCACTGTTGATTTTGCTTATTATTAGATTCAGCCCACTCAGATTCAGTCTTTTCGGCTGTAATATCCCAGCGTTGTGGACGTTTGTCTGGGTATGGGTTCGTAACCTTGGAATTGCCGACTTGAGTGAGTGATACGATCCTCTCAATACGTGCATCGCCTGGCTGATCAAGCTGCAGCTGCCACTCAATAAATGCGTTACCTACCTGATCGGCGTGTTCGACCCGCTCAATTAACGCACTACCGATCTGTGTGATCTGCTCAGATACATTACCAGGCCTGAGTGCCTCACCGTATGCAACACCAAAACCGCCGACTCCACCGAAGCCGCCGCCGTAACCTATGTTTGGGGTTGATATAGAACCATTACTTGGAAAGCCAGACTCACCTAAGTAATATTGTCCAAGATAGTATACTCCAAACATTATGATGCCTCTTTATTATCCATTGGTTGCTTCTAGTTTCTGAATTTTTTCTTGGTCAGTCATTTTATACCTTTGTGTACCTTAGCGTTATGTGACCAGTCCAAGCTGAACGGTCGATGCCCGTTGTAATATCTAAATTCGCACCGTTGCGATTTATCTGTATCGTATTAGCCGACACCGTCGCAGCGTATGGCAATGGCACGTCGATAGTGCCGTTATGAGCACGACCAAACATGTCTATAACTCGGTCAATCGTAACAATATTATGCGCTACAGACTTAACGGCCGCGTTGGGTAGTGCGCCGATGTCGACAGTTTTTTCATATATAATTTTTCCATCAATCCATGTGGTGTTCGTGGCGACTTCTGACGTGCTATAGTTGCCTTTGGTGCTAACCACTCCGCTGGCGTCAGTAGTCAACACGCCTGCGGTCGTGCCGCCGTTGATATTAGACAATGGCAATGAGCCTGTCACTCCAGGTGTTATGTTGGCAGAACCATTAA